GCGTACCAGGGTAGACACGGGCTGATCGGCCCCATTACCCTGCACTCAGCCAAGAAGACCACCAATGTGGTGGAATTCCTGCAAGACCAATTGGATGAGATAGAGTCCATCAGGTACGAAGTGGTAGACAAGAAGGATACTGCTATCCACAATATCATTGACGAAATCGTCAATCTGTACCTTACTACCCTTTACAAACTCAAGTTTCTGGCATAGGTGACTCATGGGATTGAAAGACACGACCAACAACCTCGGGTTTGAACAGATCACCGATCTGTCCTCTGCGGTTGGGTTGACCATTCCCACGAACCCATTCTATCCCACAAGGGTGTTTATCGTTGCTGAGGGCAACAACATCCGGTGGAGGGACGATGGCACCAACCCTACGGCTTCTGTGGGTATGATACTGATACAGAACAACGTGCTATCGTATGATGGTGACTTGAAGAAGATTAAGTTCATTCAGACTGGCGCAGGTGCCAAGCTGAACATCAGTTATTACGCTTGATGAAAAACCCTACTGGCGGGGAACACCAGGGTACTTACGGGTACAACAATGTCTGATGATGTAAGCGTAGCGGACGCTCAAACCGCGCAGGAACCGGTACAGACGGCAGTATCGGCACCCGAGATCCAGAAGCCGGAGGACAACCAGCAGGTACCCAAGACCTTCACACAAGAAGAGTTGGACGCCATTGTTGGGAAACGTCTTGCAAGAGAGCAGAGAAAGTGGGAGCGCGAACAGCAACTGCGTATGCAGGAGCAGCCCAAAGCCCCTCAAGAACTGCCGTCTGCTGACAAGTTTGAATCAGTTGAGGAGTATGCCGAGGCATTGGCTGCTCGCAAGGCTGAGGAACTGTTGGCAAACAGACAGCAGCAACAGAGAGAGCAGGAGGCAATGCGCCACTACTTCGACAAGGAAGAGGAGGCGATGGAAAAGTATGACGACTATAAACAGGTCGCATACAACCCCAATATCCCGATCTCCCAAGTCATGGCTGAGACTATCCGTGGCTCTGATATAGGCCCGGACCTGGCGTACTACCTCGGGTCTAACCCGCAGGAAGCACACCGGATCAGTCAGCTTCCGGCTTACTTGCAGGCTAAAGAAATCGGGAAGTTGGAACTCAAGTTAGAGTCTAACCCCCCTGCAAAGAAAACATCGTCTGCGCCTGCTCCCATCAATCCGATCACCCCAACGGGTGGTTCTGGTGGACGGTACGACACCACTGATCCTCGGTCTATCAAGACCATGACGGCGTCAGAATGGATCGAAGCCGAAAACCAGCGGATGATGAAGAAGATGCAGAACCAAAGGTACTAGAACAAGATTTTGTAATCAGGAAAGTTCTCAGAAAGGCACCTTTTACGGATTGTGAACCTATGAATGCCAGTGGCGTTGGAAGCATCAGCAAAGGATCGGTACTCAACTCCCAAAACGGAACATCCAGTGTTTCGGTGGTGGTTGAGGCTTCTTTGCCGTTTGGATTCCTCGCTATAGGGCGCTCTGGCAAATTTGGGGCGCTTGCGACCGATCAAGGCAGCACGTTGTTTGGCTTTGGTTTCCTCGGAGGTAACCTTGCCAAGCCGGTATTGTCTGATCTTGTCGCGGGTTTCCTCGGATCGGATGTATCTTGCGCTTTGAGCAAGATCTTCTCCGTGCCTGCCAGACAAGTGTTCGGTGGCAGTCAAGCACTCAAGGTTTTCAATTCTATTGTCGGTTTTTATATTGTTGATGTGATGAACTTGTTTGAGAGGGTCAAAGCCTTCCATCCAGGATTGAGCAACAACCCTATGAAGAAGGCCTCTTCTGCCAATAGAAAAGTATCCATCTTTTCTAAGCAACGGAGCAAAAGGGAGCAACTTTCTGAGAACTTTTCCGCATTGGGATACGGCAAAAAGGTGGTCGAAGAATCGGTATTCGATTCCGTCTACAGTGATGCTTTTCATGGTGCGTCCTCGGATGATTATGGGATCTCCATTCTAACATAAACTTTTCAAGAGGTGTAACGTGAGTAATTCGCTACTTACTATAGACATGATCACCCGTAAGGCCCTCCAGATCCTGGAGAACAACTTGGTGATCACCCGCAACGTAAACCGCCAGTACGATGACAGCTTTGCTGTCGAAGGTGCCAAGATCGGTTCTACGCTCCGTATCCGTCTGCCGGACCGCGCTCTGGTAACTGACGGTGCCGCCCTGCAAGTTCAGGACGACAACGAGCAGTACACCACGCTGACGGTTGCTCAACAAAAGCACATCGGCATCAACTTCACCTCCGCAGAACTCACCATGCAGTTGGATGACTTCGCAGAGCGTGTACTGAAGCCTCGCGTAAGCCAGCTTGCTGCCTCTATCGACGCAGACGTTGCTAACGCATACAAGAGCATCTATGCCTCTGTTGGTACGCCGGGTACTACCCCGTCTACCTCTCTGGTACTGCTCCAAGGTCAGCAGAAGCTGAACGAAGCGGCCGCTGGTATGGCTCCTCGCTTTGCCACCGTCAACCCTGCTGCCAACGCCAACTTGGTAGAAGGCATGAAGGGCTTCTTCAACCCCGTTGACACGATCAGCCGCCAGTTCAAGGCCGGTATGATGGGTCAGGGCGTGCTTGGCTATGACGAGATCAATATGTCTCAGTCTATCGTCAATCACACTACCGGCTCTTGGGGTACTGGTATCACTGTCGGCACGACCGTCAGCACCCAGGGCGCTTCCACGCTGGACATCAGCTTCACCGGTTCCAGCAAGACTTGGAACGTGGGCGACGTGTTCACGATTGCCAACGTCTACGCTGTCAACCCGCAGACCCGTCAATCGACCGGTTCGCTCCAGCAGTTCGTTGTGACCGAGGCGCTTTCTGCTTCTTCCAGCGGCACGCTGAAAATCAGCCCTGCGATCTACACTTCCAGCCAGGCTCTTGCCACGGTTGATAGCTTCCCGCAGTCTGGTGCAGCCGTCACGATGCTCGGTTCTGCCAGCAGCCAATACGCGCAAAACCTTGTGTACCACAAGGATGCCATCACCTTCGCCACGGCCGACCTTGTTCTGCCGCAGGGCGTAGACATGGCTTCGCGTCAGGTTCACAACGGCATTTCGATGCGTATTGTTCGTCAGTACGACATCAACAATGACCGTATGCCTTGCCGTATCGACGTTCTGTATGGCTACTCGGTCATCAGACCGCAGATGGCTTGCCGGATGTGGGGCTAACAGGTTTAACTACAGGAGATTACGACAATGGCAATTCCTAACGGTGGCGGCACTTATCAAGTGTCTGACGGCAACACTAGCGCAGCTAAATCCCTTGGCGGCTCTACGCTGTTGTTTGCTTCTGGCGCAGGCATCTACTTCCTTGACACGGCTATCACGGCTAACACCACGACTACCGATGCTGTTGCTGGATCGTTCGGCATGACCACAAACGCAACTGGGCGTGGCAAGCTGTTCTATTCCGATGGCACCAAGTGGCAGTTTGCTGCAATCAGCTAACCTGAATGGCCCTCGCAAGGGGGCCTTTCTTTAAGGAGAAGATCATGCCAAATACCAAGTCAATCGGTATTGCGTATGAAGACCAGTATTTGAATGGTGCCACCATTGACAACACTGTCATCGGTGCTACCACGCCTGCTGCTGGATCTTTCGCTACGCTGTCGGCTACTCAACTTAAGTTGAACGCTCCGGTTTCAAAGACCGCTTCGTTCACTTTGGGCGATACCGAGAACTTCATCATTGCAAACGGTGCATCAGCCAACGTCACGGTTACGCTTCCCACTGCCTCAGCCAACACTGGCCGGGTTCTGGTAATCAAAAACCTGTCGGCTACCTACACCGTCATTTCGGCTAGTTCCAACGTGAAACCCCGCACCTCCGGCACTGCTGGTACGGCCATTCTTGCTGCCTCGGCAGGAGCATGGGCGATCCTGGTATGTGATGGAACCGACTGGGTTGTCATGGCTGGCAACTAAGGAGAGGGGGTTTCGGCCCCCTTTTTTAACTATGTATGTAATCTACCTGAAACACCCTCGACACGGCACCAAAGTGGCTATCTCCGACATGGAGGCCTCTGCGGATGAAGAGAACGGATGGGTGCGCTATAATCCGGTTACGCCGTCTAAAGACGATGCGGCTCCTGTTAATGAACTGGAAGTGAGAAGGCGAGGTAGACCCCCCAAACAAGTTCAAGGGTGACGCATGTCGTATACAGCCAAACAGCTTATTGAAGGTGCGCTGAGACTGATAGGCCAGTTGGCTGAGGGTGAGACTGTCGGATACGACACCGCCAACGACTGCCTCCTTGCCATGAACCAGATGATAAGTTCATGGTCTACGGAACGTCTTGCTGTCTTCTCTACTCAAGATCAGGTGTTGACCTGGCCGGCTAACACCATCAGCCAGACCTTGGGACCGACCGGTTCCCTTGTTGGTCAACGGCCTATCCTTCTGGATGATTCCACCTACTTCCGTGACCCGCAGACCAACGTGTCTTACGGAATAAAAATCATCAACCAGAATCAATATAACGGGATTGCCGTTAAAACGGTTACGTCTACTTATCCACAGGTCATGTGGATCAATATGACGTACCCCGATATTGAGGTGTATGTTTACCCCAAGCCTACCAGATCATTGGAGTTCCACTTTGTTTCCGTGGAACCTTTGTCTGAGGCTGCTGACCTTAACACGGTGCTGACCTTCCCGCCTGGATACCTGAGAGCGTTCCGGTATTGCTTGGCCTGTGAGATTGCCCCCGAGTTTGGGGTAGAGCCGCCACCGCAAGTCGTCAAGGTAGCCATCACTGCCAAGCGGGACTTGAAGCGGATCAACAATGGAAACGATGTAATGAGCCTGCCGTACTCCGTTGTGGCGAATCGTCAACGCTTCAACATCTACGCAGGGAACTACTAGGTATATGAAAACCCCGATCCTCGGCGGGTATGCCGTAGCAAGGTCAGTAAACGCTGCCGACAACCGGCTGATGAACCTCTACCCCGAGGCTACACCAGAGGGTGGTAAGTCGTCAGGGTTCCTAACCCGTTGCCCAGGGTACAAGTACCTGATGGACGTGGGATCTGGCCCTATTCGTGGCCTGTGGCAGTTTGCCAGTACGATGTATGTCGTATCGGGTATTGAACTGTACAAGGTTGATACCGGCTTTACGGCTACCCTGATCGGTTCCGTATCAGGCGCTGGTCCAGTATCCATGTCCGACAACGGAGAACAGTTGTTTATCGCCTGTAACCCACGGTCGTACACTTACAACTTCAACACGGGTGCCTTTGCCGAGATTACGGACGAGGATTTCCCTGGTGCGGTGACGGTTGGGTTCATCAACGGGTACTTCGTATTCAACGAACCAAACAGTCAAAAGGTGTGGATCACTGAGTACCAAAACGGTGCTTCAATTGACCCGCTGGAGTTCTCCTACACTGATGCCAACCCTGACCTGCTGATCTCCCTGATGGTCAACCGGAACGAGATCTGGATGTTTGGGACCACCTCCACCGAGGTCTGGTACTACAGCGGGGATATAGACTTCCCTCTGGCCCGTATTCAGGGTGCTTTCAACGAGATTGGCTGTGCTGCCCCCTATTCGCCGGCCAAGCTAGACAACACGGTGTTCTGGCTTGGTTCTGATCCTCGCGGTAATGCGATGGTCTACAAGGCCTCCGGTTACGGCGCTCAACGGGTATCCACCCATGGCATCGAAAAGGTCTTGCAGAGTTATGAGTACGTTGGGGATGCCATTGGGTATTCGTACCAGCAGGAAGGCCATACCTTCTACGTCCTGACCTTCCCGTCTGCCAATGCGACGTGGTGCTTTGATGTTGCCACCAATGAATGGCATGAGCGTGGATCTTGGAAGCAGGGGCATTACAACCGCCACCGGTCCAACTGCCAAGTGAACTTCAACAACAAGATCATCCTGGGCGACTTCCAGTATGGCAAGTTGTATGAGTTTGATCTGGAGTACTACAAGGATGATGTTGGTACGCAGCGTTGGGTGCGTTCGTGGAGAGCGTTGCCGCCTAACAGCAATAACCTGAACCGTACTGCCCACCATAGCCTACAGGTGGAAATGGAGACTGGCACCAAGACTATCCTTGCTGCTACTTCTGCTCCCATTCCTCCTTCGCCTTCTACGACGCTTTCTTACAGTGCCAAGTGGAGCGAGAACCACACCAACCCCGAGGTGGAGATCACAAACTCAGGGCATGACATATCTGTATTGTCTAGCCCTGCAAGCACTTCATGGCTTACTGCCAGATCAATAAAGACATGGTTGTCTGGAAACTATTACTTTGAAATAACTTACACCGTTAAAGAAGCGGGTGAACCGTTTTGGATTGGTGCTGGTGAAGCAAATTATGATTGGAACCAGCAAGTAGGTCTTCAAATTCAAAGAAACGCAGTTGGCTATTTGGCTGACAGCGCTGGAAGTGTAAACAATGCTGTTTACAACGCAGGAATTCAAGTAGACGATCTTTCAGCTTACGGTGACGCAAACCAAGGCGACGTAATAATGGTCGCCGTTGAGTGCGGCGATACTGCGGCGTGGAAGACTGGTGGCCTTATGGGTGGCCGAGTATGGTTTGGAAGGAACGGCGTTTGGTTTAACGGTGATCCTGCCACAGTAACCGGTGGACAATCTTTGTTTACTGGTAACGGCCAGCCTTTGACTCCATATACAGCAATGGTTGGAGCGTATAGTTCTATTTCAGGGACATCTACAACCCAAAAGTTGACTGCAAACTTTGGCGACAGTGCTTTTGCTTATACTATTCCTGACGGGTTCAAGGCTTGGAACAAGCAAAGCCCGTCTACCTACAACAACTTAAACACTGGTTATATCGCTATAGGAAATGGAGCGGTAATTTCTGTGTCGGGAAGCACTGTAACAAATCCAAACGGTTTGTTATTAACTGCTGATTTTGCCGTAACCAACTTCTCTAACACCGTTGGTAAAACATATTTTGAAGTTAGCGGAACGCTGGATGTAAGTTCACCTGGCAACCCCGCAGGAACAAATTACCCAATACTTAGTATTTGTGAAGCAGGTCTTGATTTGCTGTACAACCCCGGCGGGTTTTACCCTCCACCTCAAACAACATACTTGTATGAAGGGTGCGGGTTTGTTTTCCTTTCTACGACGCCAAGCGTCACCGCACCAATAACCAGCATTTATTGGGGTCAGAAGTGGGATTCTGGTACGCAGTCTTACGTTTCTAACGCCAGTGCGGTATTGACGGGGATTACTGAGTGCCAGCCTGACAATCCGAATGAACGGGTCATGGTTGCAATAGACTTTGACGCTGGAAAGCTATGGTTTGGAACCAAGGGTACGTTTAGCGGTGATCCAGTTGCCGGTACTGATCCAGCATGGACGTTTACCCCAAATAACGAACTGTACGTTTACATGGGGCTTTATGCTCCATCATCTATACAGAACCCTACCATCACGGGGTACTTTAGTCCTTCTGGTTTGCTCCATCCGATTCCAACCGGATACAACGTATTCAACAGTTCAGGGTTCTCTGCCTCATCTTCTGAGAGGATTCCCAAGGTGCTGTTGCGCTGGTCTGACGATGGCGGTCATACTTGGTCCAACTACCATGACAAGGATCTTGGTGCCTTGGGCGAGTATTGGCACAGGGTTATCTGGCGTCGCCTTGGCATGACCAACAAGCTGAGGGATCGGGTGTACGAACTGAGCGGGGCAGATCCCGTAAAGATCACCATTACTGGTGCTGAACTCATGCTTTCGGGAACTAACTCATGAGCCTGACACGCATACCTGGATCACAGGTACCGGTGCTGGAGCCTAGCGGTCTGATGAGCCGAGAGTGGTACCGGTTCCTGTACAACCTGTTTGAACTGACGGGGGGTGGATCTACGGATGTCACCCCTGCTGAGTTGCAGGCTGAGGTGGACGCCTTAGAGGTTCAGGTGGCCGGGATTGCCACCGAGGTCAACACGCTAGAAGATAATGTCACTGCCTTGGATGCAGCCGTGGCGACCGCAGAAGCGAATGTAGCGGCTTTGGCAGACGATGTAGAACTAGTATCAGAAGGCCCAGTTCCTCAGCAGATAGACGTTAATCAGCTATCTGATGACCTTCAGTTGTCATATTTGTCAGTGGCTGCTGTTATTCCCGACATCAACCTTGGGGCTGGATCGTTTTACGACACCACTACCCAAGCTCCTGCCGCTACCAACACAGCGTATGCTATCACCTTTAATACCACGTCATTTGAGAACAGGGTGTACCGAGGAGCCACCACCAGCCGGATCTATGTGACTAACGCAGGGCTGTACAACTTCCAGTTCTCTGCCCAGTTGGACAACACCAGTGGTGGCAACCACCTAATGTATATTTGGGCGAGGGTGAACGGCGCTGACGTCCCTTATTCGGCCAGCCAGGTGCGGTTGAAAAGTACGGATGGCGAGTTGGTAGCTTCTTGGAACTTCTTTATTCGTATGGCGGCTGGTGAGTACTTTGAACTGATGTATTCTGCTAGTGATACGTCTGTGCAGATATTGGCTCAAGCGGCTGCAAGCCCGGTCCCTGCCATTCCATCGGTCATCCTGACCGTGAACCAAGTGTTTAGCCCTTACGGGCATTGAGGTATTGATATGACGGTTTCCGTTGCTGTGCTGATTCCTGCCAAGATTGCTGAGAACACCCAGACCACGCAATATACGTCTACAGGGGTGACTACGCTGATTGACAAGTTTACAGCTACGAACTACTCGGCTTCTGCGGCTACGCTGTCAATCAACTTAGTGTCCAGCGGCGATACTTCTGGCAACCAGAACTTGATCGTAAAGACCCGCACCCTGTTGGCAGGGGAAACTTATACGTTCCCCGAGGTAGTAGGATTTGCCTTGGCAACAAACGATTTCATTAGCACGATTGCCGGAACTGCATCGGCCATCAACATCCGGGCCTCTGGCCGGGTAATCAGTTAAGAGGTGACGTATGGGTTTTCTAAGTGATGTAGCACATGGCATAACCGGCAAGACAGGGGCTGAAGCGGCCGAACGTGCGTCTAGGCGTCAAGCCGAAGCCATCAGGCAGTCTATGGCCTACATGATGCCCTATTACAACCAAGGGCTTCAGGCGCAAAACAAGTTGATGACTTTGCTTGGCCTTAGTGGGGACACCCAGGCTGAAGGCTATGGCTCCATGGCCCGTAACTTTGGCATGGAGGACTTTGAGGCAGACCCAGGCTATGGGTTCCGCATGTCCGAAGGCCTTAAAGCCTTGGAGCGGTCTGCCGCTGGTCGGGGTGGCGCGGCTTCTGGTGCGGCGATGAAGGGGATTACCCGTTATGGTCAGGACTTGGCTTCTCAAGAGTTTCAGAACGCTTACAACCGCTATCAGACAAATCGGGCTAATCTGCTCAATCCTCTGTTTAACATTTCAGGTGGCGGTCGCTCTGCCGCTCAATCTATGGCTGGTGGGACTAGAGATATTGGCGACGCGGAGGCATCTGGCATCGTAGGGGCCGCTAACGCAAGGCAGGGGGCCATGAACCAACTTATAAATACTGGAATTTCTGCTGCCATGCTTGCAAGCGGTAACCCTATGGGGGCGCTTGGGTTTATGGGAAGAGGTGGCGGTGGCGGTGGTTCATCGAGCATTTATAGCCAAAACCCCTACGCACCTGACCAGTACGCATAAGGAACAATGTCATGGCTATCACCCCTTACGCCCTTCAAGTTCAATCTTCTCAGCTTCCCGACATTGGGAACATGCTCTTGCGTCGTCAGCAAATGCAGGCTGCTCAACAGCAACAGCAGGTGAATGCACTGGCTTTGCAAAAAGCACAACGCGACATGGAAGAATCTGCAGCGTTCAAGAACGCTTTGCTTAAAGGGTATGACACCGAAGAAGGCAGAAATGCCATGATGCAGGCGTCCCCGAATAGAGCGCTTAAATTTTTCCAATCTCAATTGGAAGCGGAAGCGGCAAGAACCACTAAAGCGTTGAACGATGAAAAACTCGCCAAGGCGCGTGATGACTATTTCAAAGGGCAAGCTGCTAGGATCAAAACCCCACAGCAAGCCCAGTCATACCTTGAAGCGTTGTATGCTGACCCTGTTCTTGGTCCAAGGATGAGTAAACTAGGGTCGCTTGAAGAGGCGATTGGCGATATTCCAACAGATCCGACTCAGTTCCAGCAGTTTACCGAAACACTGGCACTTGGTCCGGTTGCCTTAGATTTGGCTGTTAAGCAGCGGAACGCTCAATTGTTGCAGGATCGGAGCCAAGGTGCGGCAATGGGTCGCACTCAGTTTACTGCAGAACAGCAGAACGCAAGGGACATTGTCAAGAACGCTTATTATCTGGACAGCGTCAGTGGACTGCAGGTTAGAAATCCTGCGGTTTCTGATCAACAACTGGCAACGGCTCAACAGGTTTTGGGTCAAGCTGGGGCAACTCTTGGCGAAGCCATTCCTGGGCAAACGCCTCCCATGGCCCCTCCTCCCCCTGTGCCAGAAATGACTGGCACCAAGATGCCGTTGGCACCAGGACAACAAGGCGCACCTGCCAAGATGCCTTTGCCTGCCGGTCAAACTCCCGCGGCCACACCTTTGGTACAAGGCAGGGCATTGACACAAGGAGAGGTTCCTGCAGCAAGGGCTGAAGCAAGAGAGGCCACAGAACAGGCCAAAATCAATGCCAGGTTGAAAACCGAAGAACCTGATGTTAGATCCGGGCTTTCATCCACTACCGATCTGACGAACGGAACTATCCGTCAAATTCGATCCATAATGGACAATCCTGACCTTGAAGATGTCACAGGAAACATTGAAGGGCTGTTTAAGACCTTTATGGGACTTACGGGTCAAGGAAATGCGAATGTCAACTCTACCATCGAAGGGCTTAAGTCCAAGGCATGGTTGAAGAGCATTCAGTCATTTGGCAAAGGTAGCGGGTTGTCGCCTATTACCGATGTCGAAGGTGAAAAACTTGAAAAAGCCTATGCATCGCTTGATCAAAGTCAAAGCACAGAACAGTTCAAAAAGAACTTAGAAAACTTTATGAAACAGTTGCGTTCGTCGCAATCCGCTGTGATAAACGCTTACAACCGCAAATATGGAAAATTAAACATCCCTGATTGGCAACCTATGTCAATCACTGGAAGTTTTCCAGAAGCTGCGATTAAAGATTTGCGGTCTGATCCGTCGAAAGAAGCCAAAAAAGAATTCAACGATCTTTTTGGAGAAGGAACTGCTGACTACTTTTTGAAAGGGGCAAGGTGATGGCAGAGGCGGCTAAAAATCGTTTTGAAAAATACGTCGATTCTGAATCGTCTACTCAACCCAAAGAAAACCGTTTTTCCAAATACGTTGAGTCAGAATCGGCACCATCCCCCAAGAGTACCGGTCCCAAGTCTTATCAATGGGGAGAAGTCCCTGGGGCTATGCTCGGGAATGTTGGTAAGAGCGGAGAAAAGTTTTACACGGGACTGGCAGAAGCGGTTACCAATCCGGCGCAAACGGTTGACGCGATTGACACTGCGCTGACTAACCTTACGAACTTTCTTTTCCAGAAACCCCTCGCTATGGGAGGGGAAACGAAAAAAGTAGAAGAATCCAACAAGTTCATGAAAGAGATGAAAAATGCTCTTTTGAACCGGTATGGCGGTGAAGAAGAACTGAAACGGACTCTTGCCGAAGATCCGATTGGGGTGCTTGCCGATGTTTCCACGGCGTTCAGTGGCGGTGCCATGGTGGCTCCTAAAGCGGCAACAGGTGCTCTGAAAACAGCAGCCAAGTTCACAGACCCTCTGACCCCTGCTGTCGGTGTTCTTGGTGCCACGGGGTCAATGATTGGGTCAGGCGCTGAGTGGATGAAAAACGTGGCAGACCCCAAAGCTGCAGCCCTGATGAAAATGGCTGACGGCAAGGCTCCTGACATCCTGAATGCGCTGACCAACTATCAGACGTATGTCAAAGGCAGTGTTCCAACGGCAGCGCAAGCAGCATCGGCAGCTAACGTGCCTACGTTCACCTCGTTCGCGGCCTCTGCTCAGAACGTGCTTCCGAATGCGTATTCCAGCCGCGTTTTGGAGCAAGCTGAAGCCCAGCGGAGAGCACTTGGCACGGTGGCTAAGACTGAAGCCGACTTGGCTGCTGCCAAACAAGCAAGGAAAACTGAAGCCGACGTCAATTACGAGGAAGCCCAGCAAGCAATCCCTCGGGCTGATCCTGCTTTGGCAACCATCTGGCAAGATCCGTTTGTTCAGAAAGTCGCCCCAGAAGCAGCAGATTTGTCTCAGTCCATGGGCTTTACGTTTAAGCAGAACCCGATTGGGTATCTTCACAACGTCAAGACTCGACTGGACGCGGCCATCACTGCCGAAAAAGATGCTACCACTCAACGGCAAATGCTCAAGAAGCGCGATGAACTTGTGGGGTGGATGGAAAACAAATCCCCTTCTTATCGAAAAGCGCGTGAGAGATTTGCCGAGCAGAGTGGTCCTATCAACCAGATGGAAGTCGGACAGTACCTTGAAAACAAACTGATACCGGCTTTGATGATGGAAGAGGCGACCCCAGGGTTAAGGGCAGAAGTGTTTGCCCGAGCCTTGGAGGAAGCACCTGCCACTTTGAGAAAGTCTACGGGGTTTCAGCGGTATCAGAAACTGACTGATGTATTGACCCCAGAGCAAATGAACGTAATCGAAGGGATTCGAGATGATTTGGCTCGATCTCATATTACGAAATATCAAGCTGGAAACGCAAAGGCCTCCAAAACGGTAGCTTATGATTTAAAAGACTTTTACAAAAACGTAGTTGAAGATGTAAAAGCGCCTACCATGGTCAATCCATTGGTGACTCTGACGAACGACATCATCAAACGCACCAAGGGGGCGATCAATTCCAGGATGGCGGTGGAATTGGCTGAGGCTATGCTTAACCCAGAAACCGCCGCAGAAGCCTTGCGTAGTGCCATGGCTAGAGACAAACGGTTGAGCCGATTGGCGGCTGTACCCAAGGCTGCAGGCAAAGCAGCCATGGGAGTAGCCAGGAGAACTCCTCCTGCTGCAATTAACATGCTGTCCGGGGAAGAAAACCAAAACGCATTGAACCAATGAGGATCTGACATGGCTATTTTGACCCCAATGCCGGTGATGCAATTCTTCGATGACAACGGTGATCCGTTGGCCGGAGGAAAGCTGTACACCTACGAAGCCGGCACCACCACCCCCTTGGCGACCTACACCGACGAAGGCGGCGGTACAGCCAACACCAACCCGGTGATCCTTGATGCTGCTGGTCGGGCCAACATTTGGGTGGCTACGACCGACTTGTACTACTGGGAACTGGAAGACTCTGCCGGCAACCAGATCTGGACGGCTGACAACATTGGTCAGGTGACAGGTACGGCTGATGTGGTTGGCCCTGCATCCTCTACCGACAACGCCGTGGTGCGGTTTGACGGGGTGACGGGCAAGGTCATCCAAAACAGTTCCGTGACGATCTCTGACGCAGGGGCTGTCAGTGCTGCCTCTCTGGCCCTGACGACTGCCCTGCCGCTCTCCAGTGGTGGCACAGGATCTACGACAGCCTCTGGTGCCCGTACCAACCTTGGTCTTGGGGCTTTGGCGGTCAAAGGGGATGGCGACTACGGAGACATCACGGTATCGGCCTCTGGTGCTACCTGGACGATTGATGCGGATGCTGTGACCCGTACCAAAATCATCAACGGTGCTGTTGATGGAACCAAGTTGTCAGGCGCTCAGACTGGTGATCCTCCTGTATATGGCATCCGGGCTTGGGTTAGCTTTGACGGAACGGGTGCTGGTGGAACTAGGACAATTAGAGCGTCTGGCAACGTGTCTTCTGTAACAGACACAGGAACAGGTCAATACGACATAAATTTTACGACAGCAATGCAGGACGCCAATTATGCGGTTTCTGGAATGGCCGGAGGCGTAGGTGGAAGTAGCACAAGCCCTGACATTCTTGTTGCTTTCCCTTCGTCTGGATCTCCTACTTACAGCGTTTCTAGCGTTTCAATACTTGTTTATAACGTAAACAATGGCCCTACTGACCGTCCTTATGTCAGCATCATGGTTATCAGGTGAGGTGAGTATGAACAGGATAATCTATGCTAGAGAGGACGGCGGTGTATCCATCGTGATCCCGACCGAGGAATGGCAGGGGTCGATGCACGATCTGGTGAAACAGGTGGTTCCTCCCGGACGGCCTTATAAGATCGTCAGCCATGAGGAAATACCTTCCGACCGTACCTGGCGCAATGCATGGGTTATGGATTTTGAGCCTGATGGGGTGGCTTAATGATTAAAGTAGACATAGACCGGGCGAAGGTTATCGCCCACAACATCCGGAGAGAAGAGCGAGCCAAGGAGTTCGCCCCTCTGGATGACCTGATTGCCAAACAGATCCCAGGCTTTGAGCAGGCCGAGGCCAAGCGTCAAGCCATCCGTGAGAAGTACGCCAAGGTGCAGGACGACATTGACGCCGTGACCGATGTAGCTGGCCTCAATGCGGCGATGGCCTCGCTATGAGCGAGGAATACTACGAAGGCCCAGAAAGGCGCAAAAGGCCGGTTCTGTCGGACGAAGAGATAGAGCATATCGCCACTAAAGCGGCTGAGATTGCCGTAGCAAAAATGACCACCGAGGTGTATGCCTCTGTGGGCAAGAGCGTGGTGCAGAAGGCGTTTTGGCTGATCGGCGCAGTAACCACGGCCCTGGTGATCGGAAACGTGTCATTAAAGGAACTTTTGAAATGAAAGAGTTTGTTAAAGCCCGTTTAAAAGAGCCTTCCACTTGGAGGGGTATCATCCTGCTGTTGACCGCTGCTGGTGTTCCGATTGCCCCCCAAATGGGTGAGGCTATTATCTGCGTAGGGCTGGCCTTGGCTGGCGGGGTAGGGGTGGTGACCCCTGACAAGAAATGAAACCCCTATACGACATCGTAAAGCGGTTTGAGGGATGCAAGTTAAAAGCGTATAGATGCCCCGCAGGGGTGTGGACGTGTGGTTGGGGTGCTACGGGCCCTGATGTCACCGAGAACACCGTGTGGACGCAACAGCAGGCCGATGAGAGGCTGGAGAAGGATCTGGAACGGTTTATCACCGGAGTCCTGAGAACCAGCCCCATCCTCAAGGGCCAAACCAACCGGCTATCTGCTGTGGTCAGCTTTGCCTACAACACGGGCATGGGTGCCTATCAGAAGTCGACGATGCGTAAGAAGATCGACGCCCAGGACTATGCCGGGGCGCAGGCTGAGTTCAGCAGGTGGACTAAGGCTGGCGGTCGGGAGTTGCCTGGTCTGGTCAGGCGTCGTCAGGCTGAGGCTGACCTGTTCGGATCATAGATCCTTCCAATACAGGTAGATCAGACCGGTGAGCGTGCAGAGTATCAGCAGCCCGCCGGCTGTTAAGTCTGTGTCGGTCATAGATCAAAGAGAGTCTGCAACTCCCTCCGCAACGGCAGCACATCGAGATCTGGGTGTCGGTCAGCCAGTAGCTCCAAGTAGCGCAGTGCACCCCTAGCCTGTTTGTGGGTTTGACAGGAGTTGATGACCTTCCATGCCTTCTGTATCAGTTCGTTCATTCCTGCCTCCTTGCTCGAATCAACTTGCTCAATTCGCTCGAATCACAAATCCACTCCTCTCCAAACTCGTCCACCAACCTGGCGCACTCTTCCCGCTCATGCGCCGCTACCAGTGCGGCGAAGCGTTCGATTTGTTCCATTGTTACCGGGACGGTAAGACTTGTTTTGACCGGACGCCAATCCGGTTTGTTATCAGGCTCTGCCCAATGAATGTAAAGACCTGACCAGCCAGCCTCTTGCGCCAGCTTTTCTAGCTTGTTGCGTGTCATTCCTGCCCCCTTGCTCGGATTAGTCCAGCACACTTTAACGCCATCATGTTTTGCGTAGACTGCTCAACTTCAATTCGCGCTGGATGCCTCATAACCGCCATGTTTTGTTGAGCCTCGCACACCTTCGCACACTCCTCCCGCTCATGCGCGGCCACTAGTCCAGCGAACTTTTCAAGCGCCTCAAGAAAATCCTGAAACCGCTTTAATTCCTTGTCGCTTAGCAAAAATGTTGTGCGCTGTTTTGCCTGCTGGCCGTACAGATCAAAAATCTTTGCGGCTTTTGCCATCTTTTCTAGCTTGTCGCGTGTCATTTCTTACTCCTTACAATTACATCGATCATCTTCTTGGCCCTTTCCAACTGGTCAACCCCGTTGCCGGTAAGCCAACTGGACATGTAGTCGAGGACAATCTTTCCGTCCTCGATGACAACCACGCAGACCTTTGACGCTGGAGTGTAGTGCTCGCCCGTGTTGCCATTACTGGCAATAATGTCGGCACGTTCCTCGTCAAACAGGGACATCTGCTTCTCTTCTGGATGCCAGCAGCCCCCGCCGCACTCACCTACTGGATAGTTGCATAGGGGGACAGTACATATCTTGTTATACATTGTACAACCTTATTTGTGTTTTGCAAGGCGGTATTGTTTGACGGCGTTTCGTAGACCGGCCTGCGTGGCGGCCTTCTCGTCCAGTGCCAGTGCCTGCGCTTGATCAAGGGTGTCACGCATCAGCAACCTGTGGCAGATAACAGGCACTCCCTGACCCTGTCGGCGCACTCGGGCGTTGAACTGGTCATACAAGTCAAGGGACCAGTTTAGACCGTACCAGACGAGTATGTGGCCGTTCTTTTGCAGTCCGTCGATCCCGTGACCCATGCTGGCGGGATGGCCGATCATCAGAGCGCAGTCACCCGACTTCCAGCGAGTCATGGCGTTGACCAGTGAGGCCTCAGACTTGCACTCGGTCAGGTTGATCGGGTCGAGGTGCTTGAACTTCTCCATGATCCTCTGGGCGTCCGACCGATAGGCGTAAGCACAGAGCACAGGTGACCCCTGAGCCTCGTCCAGGATCTCTTCCAAAGCTTCCAGCTTCATGTCATGGATCGGTTCCCAGAGAGGCATCCCTGGGATCGGGTAGACCGCACCATTGGAGAACTGCAGGCACTTGTTGGTCAGCGCCGCTTGGTTGAACACCTCGATGTCGGTACCGCTGTCGAGGGTCAGGAAGAACTCTTCCTCCAACTGCTCGTACATCCCGCGCAACTCGCTGGGCATCTCGATCTCGATGTTGTTGACCATAAGATCCGGCAACGGGTTGTAGTCCTCGGCAGACATCTCTAGGGTGATGTCCCCGATCAACCGCTTGATACCGTCCTCGGTGTCCCGGTAGGCGATGTCCTTTCGTCCGTCTTCAGCTTTCTTGTACCACTGAGTCATGAACGCGGTTTTGAACTTGCCCAGGCGATACCCTGAGTCCACTACCAGATACTGACCATGGAGATCCTTGTAACCATTGCTGGCGGGCGTCCCGGTCAATCCTGTGCGCCATATGAAATAGTCCAGTACGTTCTCGTTTCGCTTACCGGAGAACCAAGCGTTGACGCGGTTGGTGGTGGAGTTCTTCATCTTGCTGATCTCATCCCAGACAACTCCGTTAAAAGGCAACGGCTTGTTCTTGTTGATGAAATAAGTCTGCATCGTCTCAGCCAACCACTTCATGTTCTCATAGTTGATCAGGTAGACATGGGCAGGGCGCAGGAGAGCACGGGTACGCTGGTCCTTGGTACCTGTGACCATGCTGAACTTGAGGTGCTTGGTATGCTCCCACTTCTCAGCCTCTTGCCGCCAAACCAGACGGCACACCCTGATCGGGGCGACGATGATCACCCCAGTCAGGTAGCCAGTCTTGATCAGGTGCGCGATGCTGGTGAGCGTGACAACCGTCTTGCCCAGCCCCATGTCGAGCCAGAGCATCGAGTGGGGATGGGAGCACTGGAAGTTGACAGCTTTCTTCTGGTAATCATGCAGTAAGTTGGGCGTTAGCATGTTTGGTCACCATCAAATCAATTACAAGTTTACCTTTTACAACGTCATCAATTACGAACACGTTTACGCCTTGAGCCTGGAGCCTTTCATGTTCCCTAGCCTGCGCTGGCGTCGGCGACTCACCGGATCGCTTGAACTCAATAAAGAACACCATGCCTTTAGGAGTAATAAACATACGATCAGGCACAGCCATTCGCTGAGGAGAAGTAAACTTGTACACAAGGTATCCCAGTTCTTTCGCATGGTCGCACACTCGTTTTTCAATCTGTTTTTCTAGCATAATCCAAGCACCAGTTTTTCGACTTCTTTGATGTAATATTCGTAGTCCACAGGCAACGTCGCATCATTGATGTCGTTGCATACCTGTACGTTCCAGCCAGACTCGACGGCGATCTTGCGCCACTCGGTCTTGCCTTTGAGGGGCGGCATCCACTTGATCAGCGGCTTGCCTTCTTTGGCGATGTAATAGCGGCTGATGTTCTGTACCTTGCCATCGCCCCACTGGAGGTAGCTTGACCGAGGTACCTTGGTGCGGAGCATGAAGTCCATCTTGTCGGGCCACTCCATTACCGTCTTGCGGATCGGTGCACCCTCAACGAGTACCTTCTCAGCGACCTTGGGGATCACCAGACCGCCAGCGTTCTGATGCCAGCCGATGACATACTCATAGGCTCCTCTGCGCTTCACAGACCCGTCTGTCTTCACTGCGAGATAGTTGTTCACATCCCGAATACACATGGTCTGGTATGTGACATCCTCCAGTTGTAACTTGGTCAGCTTCTCCCACCACACACGTCTGTCGTCTACTGCCATTTCTTGACTGCGCGGTACACGCACCGTCAGACCGTCAGTGTTGATCTGGATGAGTTCAAGGTCGTCAATCTCCATCAACGACTCTGCCAACATACACAGTAGCAACTGCCCATTAAGCGTGGTCTTCATAGTGAACAGCGGGTCATAAAACACAGAGAACTGATTGTTAGAATCACCATATACGCCGTTAAGAGCCAGCTTAAGCATCGCGTTTTCAGCAGACTTTTTGTCGTATTGTTTTCGTTGTTCATAGAGGTTCTTGTAGATAGTGCAGAAGGTTTTGCCGAGGTGTTCGGGGTAGAACTCGTTGGCGATAGCGACATTGGGGTAGTAACTGGACACATCGAGGTCGATGATCACATGGTTGTCGTCAGACTCAATGATGCGCGACTCGACTGACCCGTGAATACCGCCAAGGCCAAACACGAAATCAAGTCCGTCGATAGTAGCCACAAGGTCTTTGAACACACCCTTGGTCTCGGTGATTTGCTGTTGCTTGAGCCAGTTGAGCACCCGCTTGAACTCACGCAGGTCGAAGTCAATCCATGGCAGGATGGCGTCAGCCAGACGGATCACAGGGCGCTTGGTCTGTCTGGGTGTGCGACCCTTGGTGCCGTAGTCGTAGCAGGCGACACCGGCCTCCTCCAGCTTCATCACGAAGTAGTCTTTACCGATCTTCGTGTCGTTGTGGTTCATGAAGTCGCGCTGATACTTCGCAGATAGCTCTTGGCGAAATCTGAGCATGTCCAGCGACTTCTTGTAGAACTGTTTTGTCTGCTTTACATCATGCAGGTTGTATTGACGGAGCGTATCCATTTGAGCGCTTTCAAGCGGTGTCCCCGGCGCGAAGGGCAGATCCTCAATTGTCTCGGATCGCATGTTGAATTCGAGGGCCTTGAGGCTGGTAGATCTCGCCTTGTTATCAAAGTGATGGATCTTGAAAAGGTCGATCTGCTCGATGTATCGATCACCCGGATAGACTTGATGCGTCCACCGGTCGTCCAGGTCCTGCGCCGCAAAGATTGCCTGCGCTTTCTGATAAAGCGTATTCGCATCGGAGCGTCCCATTTTGATGAACTGATGTAGTACAGGATAGTCGAAGCCGAGGTTGTTGAACCCGATCAGCTTGGCATTGGTCGCCTGGAGGTAGTGTAGGAAGTCGATCAGCGCCTTGCTGTCGTTGCGTCTGTCGCTGATCTCGAACATCAGTTGGATGGGGATCTCAACGTGCTCAAAGGCTGCGAGGAAGCAGTTGGGGAATGTCTCGATGTCGTAGATGTAGTCGTCGCTCATTACCTTTACCTTACAAAGTAGTGCCTGTTTTTAACGTGGGCAGGCTCCACGATCCGTCGTCCAGATGGCGCTGAGGACGGATTAGCCTTGAAGGAACGGAGGCAGACCGGGGATCATCGCGGCAGGGGCAGCAGCAGGAGCCGCAGCCACTGGCTTGAACATGGGGCTGACATCTGCAGCGCCCTCACCGAATGCCTTGTCGTCGCCGGCAAACTGGATGGCAACCAAGTCAGCCCGCACACCGCGGCCATACTGGTTCTCCTGCAGCCATGGTTTGATCGCCACGTTTACCCGGCAACCGCCGTACATGCGACGAGTGATCGCCTGGTACGCCATGGTGTTGGCAGAGTCTACCGGGTTGCCATCGTCCTGGATCGCCTGGGGAGGGGTGTCCCTGCCGCAAGTGATGTAGACGTGACCCGCGTAGCCGTCATAGGGCTGGAAGGTCTTCTTGTTGACCTTCTCCTCACCGCGACCATAGCAGCGCAACTTGCGTTCAGCCTGCACCATCTGCATGACGGGCTGGGCGTGTTCACCCCACTTCTGCAGGGCCATCTCACCGTAGCGCTTCATGAACTGCTGGAAGCCGGGATGGTCTGGCAGCATCAGCAACTCACAGTTGTAAGAGATGCGCTCCTTTCCCGTCATTTCGTTCTTCTGGCGCTGTGGCTCAGCCAGGTGGGGGAAAGACAGGCGAACATTGGACAGATAAATAACATCGGACATAACACTGACTCCTGATTACTTTAATTACACAATTTGCCAATCTTCAGACAAAATATCCGATTGACTTGCGACCCATGGTACAACCTCACCATCTACCGTTTTCATATCAATATGTGAACGATAGTTAATTTGCGTACCTTCAGGATAAACCCCCAACAACGGGGGACGATTGACGTTAAAAATTGATCCGGGCACTAAGAATAAAAACATTCCTTTTCCGTTCCAGCCCGTACGAGTGACTTTTTTCCCATCTTTTAACGCAATAACCGCATCACCAAAATTCATAACACTGACTCCTGATTACCGTAACCAAGCCGGAAGTTCCGGCTCACTTTTTACCGCGCTAAACAGTGGGGCGGCGTCCACAGTGACAGCCGGACGGCTATCGCTTTCGGGTGCAACGGTCAACTTCCCGGCCATCTTAGTGATGTACTCGTGCAGTCGATCCAGTTGCTTCTTACTCAGTTGCTTCTTCGTACCGTCGCGCTTTTCCCATGACAGCTTCTCGGCCTTGGCAGGCGTGACCAGTTTGGTCTCGTAGATCGCGGCCTTGGGGATACCCATCTGGATCAGCTTCTCGGCCATCTCGTCCTCACCGAAGGCCCAGACGCGGCTACCGCGGCCATGGACCAGCTTGAGGCCTGGGATGGTCTGGCCTGCCTCCAGGCGGCGCTTGGCCTCGTCCTCAACGCTCTCCAGCATCTGGCGCAGCAGAGGTGCGGCCTCCAGAATTTGACGGATCTGGTCTGCGTCCATCGTGGCGGGGTCTTTGTTGGCGCTCTGCTGCGCCATGTCCATCGGACTGGTCGTTGGCGTAAACATAACATTAACCTCACTCATTACTTTGTTTGCCAGTGCGGCACATCCACCCTTGGCGCGGCACCACTTGCACTGCAGTTCACCGGGGATCAGCGGTGCGTCAGGTGCA